CATCCAAAATGGCACATTAAAGGAGATGCAGTAAAAGAAGCCTATAGTGGTAAGTACGACATGATGATTTGTTTTACACCATGTACGCACTTAGCAGTTAGTGGAGCAAGACATTTTGCAAAGAAGATTGCAGATGGAAGACAACAACAAGGCATTGACTTGTTTATGAGTTTTGTGAATGCTCCAATTGATAAGATAGCGATAGAAAATCCTATTGGAATAATGAGTACAAACTATCGGAAGCCTAATCAAATTATACAACCATGGATGTTCGGAGATAAGGCTCAGAAAAGTACTTGCTTATGGCTTAAAGGACTGCCTAATTTAGTAGCCACTGACATTGTGGAGAAAGGAGCGTTTAAGGAATGGATTAGTGCTAAAGGAGTTAAAAAAAGACAAGCACTATGGTTCTATGAAGCGCTACAAAAAGCTAAAACATCAGCCGAAAGGAGTACTTTAAGGAGTAAGACATTCACTGGAATTGCAAAGGCAATGGCAAGTCAATGGACAATTTAAAGTATGGGCAATAACAAGTTTTTTTGGGTACGACATCATATCTTTTTTAAGAAGCATAGTGTAGTTATTACTCTTTTATAGTATCTTTACAAACCAAGTATAAATAAAATCTAATAAAAATCTAATAAAATTATGACAAAAAACTATATTGAATTACGAAATCTTTTTCTATCTTTTGATCCTAACAAGGACAAGCAAGAATTGAAAACAGAAGAAATTGAGTACACAGAATTTACAGAGATTGAAGAGGATGATGTTCCTTTAGGCATATAAGTTTGAATTGTAGTTGATTTAAACAATCACCTCCACAGAAATGTGGGGGTTTTTGTGGTACAAAACATAACGTAATGGCAATAGACAAAGAACATTGGACAACATCTTCATCATATGGAAATGAACTCACCGATACAAACGAAGTAAAAGCTGTATCTCCAGAATTTAATATTGATACACCATCTTATTACGATGGAGACAACTACTACAATGCAATCGAGGTAGTAACAAATTTCAATCTAAATTATAACTTAGGAACAGCGTGTACTTACATACTAAGAGCGTATAGTAAACACGTAAATCCTAAAGAAGATATTCAAAAAGCAATAGACCACTTGCAGTTTGAATTAATCAAGCTAAAAACTAAATAAATGATACCTAAGAAAAGAGATATATTTTATGTTTACGCTACAGAGATAGCAAAAAAGTTTGACATCACTTTTGATGAGATGTTTCAGAAAAACAGAAGAAGAGATATTGTAGATGCAAGGCATATGCTTTATTATCTATGCATGGAGAGACCTATTAGAGTTTCATACATAAAAAAATTTATGGAAGAGAACGGACATTCAGTTACGCATTCTAATATTATCTATAGCTACAAGAAGGCTAAAGAGCTAATAGATGGAGATTCAGACTATAAAGTTCTTGTTAAAGACATTTTAGATAATTAATATGTACACGTTAAACGAAATTCTACACCAAGCAAGAAATCAACATGGGCAAGTCATAAATGAACAGTCAGTAGGTTTTAATCTAATAAAAATGGGTGTCAAGATTCAGAAGTTCAACAATCGCATTGAGATAATGAATACAACTAAAGGTGGGGATTACTACAGTGAGTGTACTGAAATAGAGTATTCTTACTTTTACGAAGGTGGATGGAAAGTAGGTTGTATAAAGTTAGGAATAGCAAATTGTTTACATAAGTTAGGACTTATTGAAATCAAAATTAAGAATGAAGTTAACACTCGTAAGAACGATAAACACATTCAAAATTTAAAAAATAAAAGAGAACAAGCGTTGCATAAGTATTCAATGCTTCAGTTAAAGTTAAAATCAATTATTAATTAAAATTAAATTAAATGAGCGTAGAAAAAAGTTATTTTGAAAAACTTGTTGCGATAAACGTAAAAAGTAAAATTGAGAAAAAAGGTAATCTTGATTACTTGTCATGGGCAAATGCATGGGCGTACCTAAAATTAGAGCATTCAGATGCACAAAGAAATGTTTACGAATCTCCTGAAACTGGACTAAATTGGTTCACTGATGGTGTAACTGGTTATGTAAAGGTTGGTATTATAGTAAACAGTATTGAGCATATTGATTATCTTCCAATAAAAGATTTCAGACAGAAATCAATTACTGTAGATAAAATTACATCTATGGATGTGAACACTGCAATCCAAAGAGCAACTGCGAAGGCTATTGCTATGCATGGTCTTGGATTAAGCTTGTATGCTGGTGAAGACTTAATAGAGACTACAAATGTGACTCCAGCACCTATTAAAGTAGGATCAGTTAATGGAAAAACCAAGATTACTTTAGATATTGGAGATACAAATTGGGTAAAGGTTCTTTCTTTTGTTTCTAAAAACAAATCTTTAGGTCTTGAGGAGATTGCTAATAGGCTACAGACTAAGTACAACATGAAAGCTACTGTTAAGAAGGAGATTGCTAAAGCTATAAATAATGGATAGAGGAGAAATCTTAAAAAATCTTAAAGATGACTCTAAATACTATGGGGATTTTGGTAAGCAGTACTTATCAAATTCAGACATCTTTAATCTCTTAAAGAATCCTACACAGTTTAGGATTCCAAATGAGACAACAAAGCCAATGTTGGAGGGTAGATACTTTCACACTAAAATTTTAGAGGCACATAAAATCGGAGATTATGTTGAGGTGGATGTTACCTCAAGAAACTCAGTTAAGTACAAGGAGGCTATTAATAATAGCAATGGAGAGATGTTACTGTTAACTAAAGAAAGAGAACATCTTGATTTTTTATGCACTAAGATGACCTCTAACATGGAGATGTTTGACTACATCTATGATGAAGGTAATGAGTTTGAAGTTCCACAAATACAAAAGATTATGTCTTTAGATTGGAAGGGTAAAGCTGATATTGTTAACCATAACAAAGGATTGTTGGTGGACATAAAGACCAGTGGAGACATAGATAAATTTATGTATAGTGCCAAGACATATAACTATGACAGTCAAGCATATATATACCAAAGGCTTTTTAATAAGCCATTAATTTTTTTAGTAATAGATAAACGTACTGCACGATTAGGTATTTTTGAATGCTCTGATTCTTTTATAAGAGGGGGACAAGAAAAGGTAGAACAAGCAGTCGAAGTTTATCATAAATTTTTTAGCAATGAAGCAACTGAAGATATTAGTTCTTATATGCATAGACAAACTTTATGATTTGTTTAATTTAACCCCCAAAAATACTGTTATGTGGATAGAAGTTCCAATGTCATGTAACAGTGTAGACCATAAAAATGAAATTATGTTATCTACATTAAACCATATGGAGCAAACAATTAAAATTAAATAAAATGAGTGATTCAAAAGAGAAAATTTATGTTGGAAGTGGTAAATCAAAGTTCGATGGAGACCAAGTAGCAATATCGGTATGTTTATCTGATCTTCCGAAAGATTGGAAGTTCGAGTACAATAACAAAGAGTACGTTAAATTAATTGTGCAGAAAAAGAGAGAGGTGGATCAATACGGTAAAACACATTACGTGGCTATCGATACATTTAAGCCAGAAGCAAAGTCAGAAGCAAAGTCAGAAGCAAAGTCAGAAGATGAAGTGCCTTTCTAAACAACTACACATCACTAAGACAAAGGGGCTTTTGCCCCTTTTCTTGGCGATAAACTGTGACGAATGTCACTTTTTAGGGGGTATACTGAACCCTATGAAAAAATAAATAAAACAACTATTACTTAACTGTATTTACTTATATATTATTAACATTATCGACATAGAATAGATTAATAAGCTAATAAAGAAGTATTTAAGTAAAACAATTCCGACAAATTTCTGACATAAAATGGACATAACAATATTTAAAGACATAAAACAAACTGCTCAACCCTTCTACAGAAACATAAATCTTATACTTACGAGGATACAAGATGGTGCATCTAAAGACATAGTAAAAAAAATACGAGCAGAAAAAGACAAAGACAATAGAAATATTTTAAAACAAAAGCTACCAGCAATATGCTTCAGTGGTCAGTTTTCTAAACGCACAGATAAATCAATCAAAGTACACAGTGGATTAATATGTTTAGATTTTGATGGATATCCTTCAAACAGAGACATGTTGCAAGAGAAAGAAAGACTATCAAAAGATAAATATATCTATTCAGTGTTTATTTCTCCAAGTGGTAATGGATTAAAAGCTATTGTAAAAATACCACCAATTATAGATAATCATAAAAGCTACTTTATAAGCCTTCAAAATTACTTCGATAGCGAATACTTTGACAAGACATGTAAAAATGTCTCACGAGTCTGCTATGAGTCTTATGACCCCCTAATTCATGTGAATGCTCAGTCAAGCTTATGGGATAAAATTGAAGAGCAAGAATATGTAGAGGTAAATAAGCATACAGACATCCCTACCATACCAGTAACAGATGAAAACAAAATAGTAGAAATATTAGTAAAGTGGTGGACAAAGAAGTTTCCAATGAACGAGGGTCAGCGTAATCAAAACGTATATGTTTTGGCCGCAGCTTTTAATGATTTTGGTGTTTACAAGTCGTTAGCTGAGTCTAATTTAATGAATTACAGAACAAAAAATTTTACTAAAGCAGAGATAAAAAGAACGATTGATAGTGCGTATGATAAGAAACATAACTTTGGCACTAAGTATTATGAGGATGAGGACAAGGTAAACAATGTCCGAATGAAGTTAAAACGTGGAGCGTCAAAAAAAGAAGTTAGGGTTCAATTAGAAGATGCTAAAATTGAATCTGCGACAATAGATAACGTAATCTCAAGATTAGACATTGAAAACGAAAACAATCAATTTTGGACAAAGAATGACAAAGGAGTTATAAAGATAGTCCATATATTTTTTAAGCATTTCTTAGAAGAGAATGGATTCTTTAAGTTTAATCCTACGGGAAGTAAGAATTATGTGTTTGTGAAAGTAACAAACAATCTTATTGACCATACATCTGAGAAAGAGATAAAGGATTTTATCTTAAATTATTTATTAGAGATAGATGATTTAAGTGTGTACAATTATTTTGCTGAATGTACACGTTATTTTAGAGAGGAGTTCTTAACTTTACTTAGCTCAATAGATGTTTACTTCATTGAAGACAACAAAGACACAGCATATCTTTACTACAAAAACGGAGCTGTAAAAGTAAAGCATGACAGTATCACAAAGATTGATTATTTAGACCTTGGTGGTTATGTATGGAAAGACCATGTTATAGATAGAAACTTTCAAATATGTGAAAGTGATAACTGTGACTACCAGTTGTTCATATCAAACATAAGTGGTAATCACGACCAAAGAAACCTATCCATGCGTTCTACTATTGGATATTTATTACACGCTTGGAAGAACCTATCCTACTGCCCAGCAGTTATACTTAATGATGAGGTTATATCTAACAACCCTAATGGTGGTACTGGAAAAGGTTTGTTTATGAATGCTCTATCTCACATGAAAAAACTTGTTGTAATTGATGGGAAGTCTTTCAACTTTGAGAAAAGCTTTGCTTATCAATTAGTATCAGCAGACACTCAAATCCTTTGCTTTGATGATGTTAAGAGACACTTTGACTTTGAAAGATTGTTTTCTGTTGTAACAGAAGGTCTTACCTTGGAAAAGAAAAACAAGGATGCAATCAAAATTCCATTTAGTAAAAGTCCTAAAGTATCAATAACAACAAATTACGCTATTGTAGGAGAAGGTTCTTCATTTGAAAGAAGAAAATGGGAATTAGAATTAGCACAACACTATACTAAAGATGTAACGCCATTAAAGGAGTTCGGAAGACTTATGTTTGGAGAGTGGGATGACACTGAGTGGTGTAGTTTTGATAATTATATGATTGGTTGTTTACAGAAATACATGAAGCATGGATTAATTAAAGCTGAGTTTGTCAATCAAAAGGTTAAAAAGTTTATCGAGAGTACATCTATGGATTTTGCAGAATACTGTGGAGCAATTGATGGAAGCAAACAAAATGAAAAGCTAAACATTGGTAGAAAAGTTTACAAGCAAGAGTTGTTTTTAGATTTTGTAGAGCAAAATTCAGATTACGATAGGTATGGTAAGTTTAAATTATCTAACACCAAATTCAATAAATGGTTAGTCTCTTTTTCTCTTTTTGAATATGATTGTATGCCTGATGATGGTAGAGATGCTCCAGGAAGATGGATTAGATTTAGAAACAAGCAAGAGTTAGAAACTAACGGACGAATGGATTTTTAATATGGAATTTAGAGACTATCAAACAGAAATAATAAATAAGGCATTACCGTTGTTGCATGCACATAAATTTGTGTACCTTGCGATGGAGGTGCGTACTGGTAAAACGCTAACAAGTTTAGGGGCAAGTGAGCTTTTGCCAGTATCAAGCCTTTTATTTATTACCAAAAAGAAAGCAATAAGCAGTATAGAAGACGATTACAAGCTACTGAATCCTTCCTACAAAATTACTGTTATAAATTACGAGTCTTTACACAAGATAGATCAAAGGGGATGGGATATGATTATCCTTGATGAAGCTCATTGTATGGGAGCATTCCCAAAACCAAGTAAGAGAACCAAGCAAGTAAAAAGTCTTATAGCTAAAAACAAATGCTATGTAATACTATTATCAGGAACACCAACACCTGAGTCTTACAGTCAAATGTATCATCAAGTTTACGCAATACCTCAAAATCCTTTTAGAGCATACAAAAGTTTTTATAAATTCGCTGAGAACTACGTTAAAATAAAAACAAGACCTATTGGTGGATTCAGTGTCAGAGACTATAGTGGTGGTTTAGAAGAAATCATACGAAAAATGCAACCCTATACATTATCCTATACTCAAAAAGAAGCTGGTTTTAAGGTAGAGACCAAGGAGCATGTGTTAGAGGTTGAAATGAATCCTATCACATACCAATTAGCAAGCAAATTAAAAAAAGATTTAGTTGTAGAGGGTACGGATGACGTTATATTGGCTGATACAGCAGTAAAGCTAATGATGAAGTTACATCAAATGTATTCTGGAACAGTAAAGTTTGAGTCTGGTAACTCTATGATATTAGATTTAAGCAAAGCTGAGTTTATTAACGACAACTTTGGAGATGTAAAGGTTGGAATTTTCTATAAATTTAAGCAAGAGCTTAACGCATTAAAAAAAGTTTATGGAGATCAATTGTGTACAGAGTTGGAGGAATTTAATACCACAAATAAAAGCATCGCTCTACAGATAGTAAGTGGTCGTGAAGGAATCAGTTTAAAAAACGCTAAAGCTTTGGTGTATTATAATATAGATTTTTCAGCTACAAGCTATTGGCAGTCAAGAGATAGAATGACAACTAAAGAAAGGTTAGAGAGTGATGTATATTGGATATTTGCTAAAGGTGGTATTGAAAAAGATAT